CTGTAACTGGAATCTTATATTTGATGCTGTTCTGAGATCAGCATAAACACCATCCGGCAGGTACGGGATCATGTAGCGTCCCTCTCTAACTAACCCTGCAATGACTTTTGGATTCTTACGATCATTTTTAGTTGGATTATTGTCGTCAAGTTCTTTCGATTTCTTGACATGATGGGGATTCACAAGAACCGGTTTCATCTCATTATCCTGAAGAAATTTCCCCAGATTAAACCAGTAGTGACCGGTTGGTTCCATGCCTGGAACCACCTTATCCTTCTCATGTTTTTCTTTGAGGTCCAGGATCCATTCCTTAAATGTCACAAATCCAGCCTCTGTGTTACTAAACTTAAATGGTTTCTTCGAATACTCGATTCCTCTGTAATCAAAAGCTCTGGCATAGTGCGTTTCGCTTCCGACATCAATTCCGAGTACTAAAGTTTTTTCTGTAATAGCTTCAATTTTTGCATTCTGTGTGTTAGACTTCATTGTAGATACCTCTCTGTTCAATAAGATTTTTACTAACCGCCAAGTCAGTAGTCTTATTGTACTCTGAGGTATTTTCAATTTTCAACATCCACATTTTTTATTATACAGGAAGCTCCTTTCCACTTAATAATTTCATAGTGTTTAGCACTCACATACAGAAAGAAATTAGAACTTTCTTCTCTTACCATACGAATTTATCCAAAAAGTATTTTGCCATATTATACCACACCACGACATAACATGGCAAATTTCTATATATATAGCGGTTTTCCGAATCGATTTTTATGATCGGTATTCGCCTTGGTGGTTATACGCACGATATCTCCATCTGATACGCCCTCCACATACAAAGGTTGTCCACTTGATCCATTACCCATAGAGTTGATAGCATTGCACACTTGAGTAAGCACAGGATTAAGAGCATTAAATACGCCATCTGACACGGATTGTACAATTTGATTGTTGTTGGCTACAGCAGTCTTATTTCCAATCGTACCTACAAGCTCCGGTCCTTTCTCTCGTGCCAAAAAGTACTGGCCCTGCTCCGGGAATCCACCCGTGGCAAATTTAGGCATTGCTATCGTTTTTAAGTTAAAACCAAAATCTTTACCTCCAATTTTAGGAACCCACTTAGGAATCGAAACCTTGATCTTATTGATCGCACCGATAATATACTTATTGATCCAATCAATAATCAATTTTATTCCACTTTTCACAGCATCCGTAATGAGACTGACTGAAATTTTCTTATCATTCAAGCTATCCCAAGCTTTTTTGACTTTATTAAATGCTTTCGTACCTTCCTGCTTGAGAGTCTGGGTTACTTCTCTGTCCTTGATTTTATTCCAAATCTTAGACACCTTTTCGATTGCGCTCTTACCTTTCTCCTTCAAGGTCTTTGTTGCCTGTCCAGATTTGATAGCATCCCAAGACTTCTTCGCCTTATCAATGATATCCTTGCCTGTTTGCTCAAGTGTCTTAACAGCTTTGCTATCCTTAATGGCCGTCCAACTGGATTTAAGTGCTGCTAATGCCCCTGCTGCCTTTTCCTTGGCATCTGCTGTCAATGTAGATACTTTGTCCTTAATAGCGTTCCAAGCACCTTTTACCTTGTTCAACGCCCCATCTACTTTTTCCTGTACGGCAGCTTTAAGAGTCACATACTTATCACCCCACCAAGCTTTAACACCGTTCCACCAACCGGAAATACTCTTTTTCCAATCTCCAAAAGTTGTTTTAATCACTAATGCCTTATTTCCCCACCAATCCTGCACATCTACCCACCAATCAGCAAACGCTGACCAGAAATCTGACCAATCATCATCGGTAAAATGAATAAAATCTGAAAACTTCCAATCAACCTGATATTGTTTCATATCTTCAGAAACAAGTTCATCGCCGATGGATTTTCCAATCTTTGCACCAATACCAACCGCCGCTACTGCTGCTACAAGCGTTGTTGCCACTGTTGCCGCTGTTGCCGCTGCGCCTGCGGTCGCTAGCCCAGAAAGACTTCCTGTCATAAGCGCTGGAACTTGTGCAAAGGCAGTTGTAATTCCAGTTCCAATTGCACTTGCGATTCCACTCACTGTAGCTGTTTCAGCTCCAACTGCAGTTGCAATTTTACCCATTATTTTCCCCGCCAATGGCTTGACATAATTCATTCCGAAGTCCTTCACTTTGCCTAATGCTATTTCTATAGCACCTTTTATTTTGCCGCCTAATACTGTTAATGCTGTCTCATCTTTTTCTAAGGAAATACCAAGCACTTTCAATATTTTAGTTGCTGCCTTCTCCATTGATTTTGTGGTAAGCGTTGAAAGCTTAATAAAACCTAACGCAGTAACAATTGCTGTTTCGACTGGAGATTGTGCAAAAGCACCTTTTATCGCTTCCGCAAGTGCCCCTAATATTTTTATGGCAACATCCCTAAGATTCCACACAATTCCTTTAAAATCAATAGAACCAATTGCAGTTGCAATTGCTTGCCCCACACTATCCCATTTCACAGTATTCAGTGCCGTTGAGATGGATGTAAGGATTCCAGAAATTCCCCCAGAAATAGTCTGACCAAGCTCCTGCCAACCATTTAATCCAGTTTTTTTGTTGACTTTATTCATGACAGCAAACGCATCATTAATCCCCTGTCCCAAGGCAGTGCCAAGACTACTGAAATGAAATGTTTTTATAGCTCCAAAAGCCAGTTCAATAGCTGCTCTTATTTTGGTGGCCGTGCCCTTGAGATACGATTGAATAACACCGGTATCGATCCAAGCATTAAGTGTTGTGGCAATAGCTTTGCCAAGATTCAACCAATTTACTGTCGAAAAGAATGTTGTTTCTGCTTCAATTGCCGCTTTCATGGATTTTCCAATAGCACTACCAAGTCCTGCCCAATCAAGTTTAGCTACAAACCCATTGATAGCAGTTGCAAGCAATTTGGCAACCTTTTTCGCCCCTTTTGCAAACTGGTCCACATTGTCGTTGACCCATGAAATCCCCTTATTGAGCCAGCCAGCAATGGCAGAGCCAATGTCTGTACCATTCCCCGACTTCCAAGCTTTTTTAAATAACTTAGTCAACTTATTGGCAAATTTTTCTGCATCATTAGTCATATTTTTATAAGCCTTATCCCAAACAGTCTTGTAATCAGCTAAAGCGTTAGACAATTGACTGGTAAGATCGATAGGCTTACTATTCTTATCATCATCCTTTTTTGTATTATCAGAATTAGTATTGATCACATTAAGCTCGTCAAATCCCATGAGCTGCTTGGACAGTTTCTTAACAGAATCTGATGTATCATCAACGGCATCCTTAGCATCGTCAGCAGAATCTTCCAGTCCATCAAAAGCATCTGAATAGCCACCCCCGGAAGAGCCAATCACTTTACTTAAATCGACTCCAAGCATGGATGCTGTCCACTCAAAAAGTCTGCGAATGGCAATAACCAGTCCATTGATATATGGCAGTATCTTTGCCACTGCAGGCAACACTATAGCACCTATTGTTCTCGATAACGATCTAAAATTATTATTCAATAAGCGTAACTGATTTGATGGCGAATTAATGGTTTTTGCAAGGTCTCCCCATGACACCTTGGATTGATCCAAAATAGCTATCATACGAAGCTGCATTTTTTCCGACTGTGACATAGCCGAAACATTCTTTTTGATTCCGTTTGCAAGGGCGTACTGTTTTAATGTTGCATTTGACGTATCAATACCAAACTTATACAATGCCCTAGACTGCCCCAGTAATCCCGATGAAAAGTTATTCATAACTGTATCCATATCAAGATTTTTGAAGGAAGACATATCTCCGGCAAGCATAGATAAAGCTTCGGATGTTACCACAGATGCTTCTCCTGTCATTCCAACTGAATTTGTCACCTGCGCTACACTGGCAGCATAGTTGGTCATTTGTGTCGGATCCAGTCCAAGATTCTTTTTTCCAAGATCAGACAAAGTTCCATCGTTTTCAATCTGAAACCCGGTCATTTTCCCCATTGTTTGCGTTAAACGATTTTTAAAGGATTCTCCATATTCCTCTGCATTTTGGTAACCATATTTCTTGTATTCCTTGCCCCATTCAGACGCAATCTTCCCCATTGTGGTATCAAAATAATTAAATTCTTCAATGTAATCCATGGATGATTCTACGGCACCACGCAAATATTCACCAATCCCTCGAAGAGAGCGGAATCCAACATACAGCTTAGCCAATTTGCTGATCAGATTTCCCGTAGAGCTAGTAGTCCCATGAAAGATTGGGATCAACGCTTTGAGACGACTTCCAAACGCAGACACAGCATTTCCACGCAATGAGGACATAAGATTTCTCAACTTACTACCAAAACTAGATGCAGAATTTCCAGCCTGTTGAGATTCTGTCCAAATAGAATGAAACCCCTGTTTCACTCTATCGAATGTACTAAGACTCTGTTCACCTCCAACAGATTCTTTCAAATCTGCCTTATACTTTTTCAAAGCACCATCGGTCTTTAAGATTTCCTTGTAAGTATTATCAAAAGCCTTGTCACCAAATCCAAAACCATCTGCTTTAAGTTGTTTGAGATCTACTTTTAATTTTTGGAGTTTTACATCTAAGCTGTCCGTTGATTTAATATCTGTCTCTAATCCATTTGCCCTCTCATTTAAGGCAGCTTTGTATACTTTGGCTTCTTTAACTACTTTCTGTAATGCAATATATGCCTCATCCCACTCATCAGTTCCTAAACTCTTCCCACTTTTTTCAATACTGGCAAGCTGAGCTTTCGCCTCTGCTATTTTTCCCGCAAAGCCTTGTACTGCACTTTCTGCACGATTCACCTGTTCTAGCGACTCTTTCAAAGACTCTGCCGAAGCATCTACCGAATATTTAGCACTTTTTGGCACACGTCCCGTATTTAGCATTGTTTTGGCCACAGCTTTTGTTTCGGAAAATCCGTTTCCAGCATCCGAGCGAATGATAGGAATGGATGCTAAATCCTGCACCTTGTGAGTTTTCATCTGTGAGATCTTCTGTTCCAATTCTGATAATTTATTCAAAGAAACAGCTATATCATACTGTAAACTACGGAATGTTTTATTCTCTGGTGACGAATTTCCAACTGCTAACGCTTTCTGCTCTTTTTCACTTAATTGATCCAGTTTGTTGCGTAGTTTATCTGCCTCTTTCTCAATTTCTGACAAATTGTTAGATAATGCATTACCGGTACCTGCACTAGAAAATTCATTTGCCAAGGACTGGACAGATTTCTTTACATTCTGAATACCCTTACTATCAAATTTTAGTCCGGAGCCCAGTGCCTTTTGTGCCATTGATACAGATTCCTGCAAAGAGCCCGCTGACTTTTCCACAGATTGTACTGTATTCTCCAACTTTCTAGCATCTGCCAACTTATCCAAGCCTTTTGCAAGCTTGGTAAAATCAGAAGTTTTCACACCACTCAATGCCTGTGCTGCTTTGGTAAAATGGCTCATACCGCTCGCAAATGCGTTAAGTTCATTGGCATTAAGACCGCCCAATGTACGGCGTAACTCCATCATCTTCTTTACAAGCTTATCCAACTGTTCGTTGGCACTTCGAGCAGACGCATCCACCTTTATGTTCAAACTGTCTATTGCTGCCATTCTGCACCTCCTACGGTAAAAGAAAAGAGAGCAACCCACATTGGGCTGCTCTCCACTTAATGATCAAATAACTCTTTTTTACGCTTTGCTCTCCGCTGCTGTCCTTCCATGATTTGTAATTGCATGACCAAAGCTTCTCTAGCTTCTTTAATTTCTTGTTCAGTATAACCATCATGCTCTTGTCGTTCGGAGGATTCCTTGCTTTCTCCAACTTCAAAAAGCGGCTTCTCAGGGTATTTCCCTCCAAAGCAAGCATTGATGGCACGCATTGTGTACAGACCATTTCGCCACATTGCATCTTCCTTCTGCTGCAATCTCTCTTCGTATGCTTTACGAAATGCCGTCAGCTTGGTAGGATTCAGGTGCCAAAACAGGTCATACGGACAGCCATACAGCAAAGCTTTTGGCAGAAATTCTTCCCAAATCAGCTCTGAAAATCGTTTTCTTTGCCCTCCGCTCTCGCTTCCATTGCTGCTTTCTGCGCTTTGGTTGGCTTCTTCCGCTGATGATCCATCGGTTTCTTCGGCTGTTTCTTCTGTTTGCTCTTGACCAGACTCTCCATATTCTCCAGAATGTCTTCCATTCCGGTTCGCTTGAAAAAACCATCTTTCTCCATCTGCTCTGCAATAGAAGTACAAAGAGCATAGTAAGATGTTGCTCTTTCATCTTCAGGATTTTCCTTGCAAAACTGTTTATACAAACATCTCGCATCTGCACGACTTGTAATTGTTCCGTCTCCATCTGGGCCCGTTCCGTGATTTTCCAGTAAACCAGCATAAAACATGTCCATTGCCATTCTTGGTAGATCTGAAAGACTCATCAGAAAATCTCTCACCTGCATCTCTTCCGAATGTTTACTGTCAATCTTTGCCGTCATCATGCCGCCAAAAATATCCATTGCTGCATCAATACACTCATGACACTCTGCTGCTTCAAATGTATATTCCAAAATATACTCTTTACCATTCACTGTAATGTTCATATCAAATCTCTCCTTTTCTTTCTCATGAAAGGGGACACTGATTTGTCCCCCCTCAAAAAAATATCATGTTGCTCTAGCAACTGCTTAAGCTGCCACTGGCTCAATAGATTCTCCAAGTCCATCGTACTCATTGATGACATTGGAAATCTGGATATCCAATTTACTACCAGGTTCTAAATCCGGCATAGGAATCTCTCCCGGTTCAAACTTAAGAAAATAAGAACCAAAGCCAGGGATATAAATGTCTGCCCATGTAGCTTTTCCTGCCGCCTTACCTTCCAAAGATGCATCTAATAATGCATCCCAAGCCGTAACAAAATCTGTTGACCCGTTGAAGTTAAGATTCCAGTCTCCACCAGTATCACCAACACCAGCAATGTACTGTTTGATCTTATCCTCAAAACAGGATACATCGATCTTATCTTTAGTGACATTGATCCCGGCAATCTTGCTGCATCGCTTGATCCAAGTAAATGCCTTTGGCTTGGTTCCAGCTGTCTCCTCAACAGCCCATCCAAATTTCACTCCTATCGTAGATAAATCCATCTGCTTTTCCTCCTTTTTGGAAAACAAAAAGAACCCCGAAATCTCGAAGTTCTTTCATTTACTGTTTCTATCATAAAAAGATCAATGATCTTCTTATTCCATATTTATTTTTTACAACTCATCGCCGTCCCCTACAATCCTGCGAAATCTTGCAATGATCCGGAAATACTCCCGGTTATCTGGGTACGGACCAGCAATCAGATCATACCCCATGCTAAGCATCACATTTCCTGCCGCATCCATGATCTTTCTCGCTTCTGTCTGCGATCCATTTGGCGATGCTGCCGAATACGCATGTAACTCGATCGTGGATGTGATGTAGCACTGCGTATTCTGGAAGTCTCTGCCTGCTGTGGGTTCTCCAAGCGATTTGATATACAAACACGGAAACTGTGTCGGTGCACTGGATGAATCCGTAGAAGTCAGATACAACTTCGGATACGGTGCATCCGGATCTGTTTTCAGCCTCTGCATCATACGCTTATTAACCTTGTTCCATACGCTAAGCACCGGCAAACACCTCCCTCGCTATCTCCTCTATTCTTTCCCGCAGATCCATACCGGTCTGGTACAAAAAAGGACGGCTTGGCATTCCCTTTGTCCAATGCCATTCGCCATCCTTAAAATAATACCAACCCATATCGCCATGCTGATTCATATCATATTTCCACCCCACAATGGAAGTATCCGGATGTGGGGATTCCTGACCTACGACGCCTGTACCAAACTCCACATATGCCGCCCACGGACAATCCGTGATCACAAGCCAGCTTGCACCATCCGGCACAGAACCACTGTACTCTGCACGAATACTTGATAACAGCTCACCGCTGTAGATTGCGTCAAAGTCCGCGATGTTCACTCTGGCAATCTCCACACCAATCTCCGCCACACGCTGAGAAAGAATACGACATTTATTTGTAAGCTGTTCCTGATATGCCTGCATTTCTTTAATGGCAGCGTCAATAGATGATAGGCTGTCGTAGGTGAAATTTATTTGTGTTGGCATGGCAATCACCTACTTTACAACAACCCAATCCTCTGCAAGCATATCAGCCTGTGATGCAAGCCATCCCATCTGCACACCAGATGTTCCGACAAAAGCAATTGCTTTATTACCAATTGCATCATGCTCACAATTTACAATCTCTCCATCTGGTGACGAATAAGAGATGCCTGTTGCCAACTGAATGTACTGTTTCTTGCCATTCCAACCCTCACGGGCAACCTTACCACCATGTTTCAAAATTTCAAGAGCAGTACCGAAGTTATATCCCTGTTCCAAAGAACCATTTGTATAATCTTCTATCGTATCAATACCATACTCAATAGCACACTGATTTTCAATACGGCAACCTCTTGCACTCTCCCAGCCTCTATCAAAATATGCCACATCTGCATCAGCCAGTAATTCCAATGACTTTGCAAGGTACTTCAAAGGTACACACCCTTTGTCTGGGTTATAGTCCTCAAAATATGATTCAATAACTTCAACATCCTCATTAAGCACAACTTCTGCACTTTCGATAGCTTTCTTCCTTACTGCAAGAATTTCCTCTTCCGTCTTTCCATTCATAGGCTGACTAATAAATAACTTCTTCATTTTCAATCTCTCCTTTACCAATCCTCTAAATCACTACTCGAATCCCGCCCCGGCTCTTCTGTAGTGTTCTCTGTCTCCTGTTCCATATCTTCCACAACACTCTGTGCAATCAGCTTCACGGCAATACGCAGACTTTGCATTCCATCCAACGGATGTGCCGCCACCTTATAGTTTGCACTGGACGGATCCACAGAACCATCATCAAGATATGACGGCTCCTTTCCAATCCATAAAAGCGTTGTTTCCGTGATTGGCAGACTCATATCTGTACTGCAGATAATTCGATCATAGTCCACCGATGTTCCAAATGGATTCTCCTGCGCATTGCTCTGTCCCGTACTAAGGCTTGCCCGGAATGCCACTGGCTTCTTGTATCCGGCTTTACACTCCAGCACGTCATCGCCTACCGGCATCTGCTTATCATACAGCGCATAATACATTTTGCGCTTATTTCTCTTTAACTGCTTTCGCATAAACATCTCTCCCCATAATTGGTATCGCTCCCAGCCTCCACATAGATACCGCCCTGCTTGACATAAGGAGAGATTCTAAGGAATCGCCAAGCGTACCACTTGATTCTCTAATAGACCTGTGCAATCGACACAATACCCGCAAAAATACTGTCTCTACTTTCCATGCTGACGGAAATTCCATTATCCGAATTGGACTTCTGGAACTCGCCACCAATCATGCCATAATCGTACATGGCAAGATTTTTGATATTGGAAAAGTAATTCTGCAGATCGTTGACCACATATTCCTCCGTGTAGCGTCCTGCATAATTGCGTTTCTGCTTTACCTCCCGCACAGCCCCCTTGATCTTTGACTGCAAGAGAAGAATATCCTGCTCAGATTCTACTTCCAATTCAATTTTCAATTCCGACAGAATCTCATTGATCAGCGTTTCTTCTGTCAGGACATCCTTCTCTTCATCAGTCATAATCTACTCCTTTTCCTCTGTAGCAGCCTTTGGCTTTCTGCCTGATTTCTTATCCTCTGCCACATTCTCAACAACCACATTTTCCTCTTTCAGCTGTTTCCATCCGCTGTTGATAAATGCCTCTAACTGCACCTTACTTTCAACCTCATTGGTCATTCCATCTTTTTCAACTTTGTACATATTTCCGCCTCCTACTCTGCGCTCTTATGAACACCAATTGCACATGCCTTCTCTTTTAATACAAAAGCATCATATCTGACACGACCTTCTACAAGCCAACCAGAGATACCAGGTGCATCTGTATGGATCTTGTACTCTTGCAATTTAACTGGCGATGGCATAACGATCGCATTCGTAATGATAAAATCAACATTTTTAGGGAATCTATTCGTAGGAGCCTTAATAACAGGTACCCCATCAATATCACCTACAATGCCGGTAATTGCAATTTGTGTAGCCATATCACCTTTTTTGGTGAACGACTCATCCAGCTTGATCTTATTGTAGTATGCAGGTGTGCACAATACCACTCGTCCAAACTGTGGAGCTTCATTATCATCCAAAATGCCCTGCACTGCCAAAAACTCTTCATAAGCGTTTTCCTTAGTAGTCGCAAGCGTTTTTACATTTGCTACCGGTGCACCAGCAACCAATGTTGAAATACGATATGTATCTACTTCCGGAATGACAACCTCATCAATCTGACGGCGTAAAGCCTTTCCAGCTTCCATCACCATCATTGTGTCATCATAATTCTTGCGATCGATCGTAAAAGTAAAAGAACGATCCTGTTTGAGAGTCATTTCCTGAGTCTCGTTACCAAGTTCCTCCGGCGTACCATAACGATTTGTACCAGACAATGAATAATCATTCATTGCTGATGTTGGAATGGAATACACATTAACCGTGGACACTCCGATCCAGTCAAACTCACCGTTTACAATTCCATTAGTCAAGGAGCCTGTAGAAAATCTCTCATCTACATTCTGTGAATATTTGCTTGCATAATTTACTGCCATAATCATACCTCACTTTTCAAATCTTTGTTTACATGTTGAAACCTTTCAAAAAAGCATCTTCATCATCATCTGAGTTTCCAGCTGGTGGATTCGGCATAGACTTCATCCAATCAGCTTTCATTGTTTTTTCCTTTTCCTCGATAAAAGTCTGCTGAATGCTGAAAAGCTCATCAGTGTCGTTATCACACTGTGCTGTCGCTGCCTTTGCAGCCAGATCCGCAGGATATCCAAGTGCAAGGAAATTCTTCTCAAACTTTGTAATTGTATTTTCACGAAGCAGCTTCTGAAACTGTTCCTCCCTCTCGGCTTCTTTCTCTGCCTTTTCCTGCAAAGCAATCTCCTCCGCAGTCTGCTTCTCACGCAACTGCTTTTTGTAGCTTGCCGCTTCACTGGTTGCCTTATCATTTGCCTTTTTCAGTTTTGCATTCTGCACCTTAAGCTGTGCCACCTGTTCTGCAAGGCTGACACCGTCATCGCCCTCATCATCCGGATCTGCTTTGTTTGATCCTTCGCCAGACTTTCCGCCTGTCGCAGATGTGTCTCCAGCATCACCGTCACCGCCTGCAGGAGGCTCTGCAAATAACTGTAAATTCATCGGAATAAACTCTTTCTTTCTCATATCACTACCTCATTTCTGCGTTTTCAGATCTTCTCTGATCATCATTGCGTTTTAAAATCTTCTCTGATTTCCAATTGTCCGCGAAACTTGTATTGCGCTTTCTCTAGCGCACAACAAAAAGACGCTTATCTCAGTTGTGAGGTAAACGCCTTTCATTGATCATATTAAATTTTCGGATTTCTCCTTATACAAAATATAACACATTGGAAATGTGAATTGTGTGAAAGTCTGTTTTTGCCATACATATATTTGACATCTGCTCCATATAATGATAGTATATCTCAAAGATATCTTTGAGGAGTGGATACCTTGCCCCCATATTTGGGCGAGGCCATCTACTCCTCTTTTTTACTTCTTTTATAAATATTGA